AAAAATGGTTGTATCCAACATTCTGTAAAATTCAGTATCGAATTTATAAGGGGTCTTTTAGACCCCTTTTTTTATGCCTATATACCTATGACATTAACACACATACACACAGGAGGAAATTATGTCACAATCAAAATCAGGCTTTGAAATAAGAGCCGACTTACTTAATCAAGCTCAAGGTCTACTAGAAGGAAATATCTATAGATCAAACGAGGCAGTCGTAGAACACAATAACAACTTCCCAAACGATAGAAAACCTTATGGTGACCAATTCGTTTCTACAGAAGAAGTTATTGCAGTTGCAAGACAACTCAATGAGTTTGTAAACGAAAAATAATCTATGGGGTCATAAGACCCCATTTACATAAATAGTATTATGGCATATAAATCAGACATTAACAAATCAATACTAAACAAAAATAACTTTAGACTTTTAATAGATAAAGTGCCTACTGTTGAGTATTATGTAAGATCGTGCAATATACCAGGTGTTCAGTTTTCAGAGGCAGTTCAACCGACTGGTCAAGGTATAGACGCATTTTTTCCAGGTGATAAAGCATCTTTCGATACACTTGAAGTATCATTTATTGTTGATGAAGATTTACAAAACTTCATAGAAATGTATGCATGGATAGACTCTATTGTTCCTGTTTCTGATACAAAATTATTTTCCACTTACACTGAAACTGCAAAGAACAAATTAAATGTTCTCGCATCTATAGAAAATGATCAAAATCAATATTCAGATATAACATTAGTTATCAATACAAATAAAAATATACCAAACAGATTCATAAGATTTCATGATGCATTTCCGACATCTCTTAGTGGTATAGAGTTAGAGTCAGGTGCAGATGCAGAACCAGCCATATGTTCTGTGACATTTAGATTTACATATTACGAGATAAAAACTACTTCATAAATACTACAAAGTATAGTATAATTATAGTATGACATTGGATGAAATAAAGGCGATGTGGTCTAAAGACTGCGAGATTGACGATATAGAACTAGACAAATCTAGTCTAGATGTTCCCAAACTACATGCAAAATACTCAGACTTATTGACTGATAATATTCTGAAACTAAAAGGTATTCAGATGAAATATCAAATGATGAGAAAAGATAAATGGTTATGGTTCAATGGTAAAATGGACGAGGCAAGAATCAAAGAGTTAGGTTGGTCAGATGACCCATTCGATGGTCTAAAAATATTAAAAAATGATATGGAAGTTTTTTATAACTCAGATCAAGATTTAACAAAACTAAAAGCACAAATAGATTATTTACAAGAAACAGTAGAGTATGTCAAGAGATGTATGGATAATATTACATGGCGACATCAAACAATTAAGAACACAATAGAATGGCGTAAGTTTATGGCAGGTCAATAATGATACTATCACAATATTGCATTATATACAGAAAATTTTTTAGTGAACATGAATGTGATTTAATACATGCAGTTGCAGAAACAAGAGAACTACAAGAGGGTCTCATAGGAAATAATCAAACAGACCCCGATGCACCAAGTGAAAGTGAGGGTGTAAATGATAACTTCATAAGACAATCAGATGTTAGATGGATAGAACATGAAATCATGCCAGAAGAAATACAACAGAAAATAACAGATGGTATTAATCAAGCATGTGCTGACGGAAGATGGCTTCATCAATGGGATTTTATAGAGAATCATCAGTATACTGTATACAACCATAGACCAGAGGCAGAGGTAACAGGAGATTTCTATACATGGCATGTAGATGCATCAGATCAACCACAACCAAATGGTAAGATTAGAAAGTTAAGTTCTACAATACAACTTTCTGAACCAGACGATTATGAGGGTGGACATTTTCAATGGATAGAACCTACTGGCATATTCGATAAACTCAAATCAACAGGCACACAAAATATAAATGTAGATAAATTTATTCAAACAGCACCGTTCAGTGCAAAAGAAAGAGGTTCGTTCATTATCTTTCCTTCTTTTGTGCATCATCAGATTACACCAGTGACGAGAGGAAGAAGAGTATCATTAGTAAGTTGGTATCACGGCAACCCTTATGTCTAGTGTCAGAGTAGAAAAAATAAACGAAGTCTTTATGAAAGTTCATTGTGATGATGGACTTGCAAGAGATTTGTATGATTTCTTTTCATTCACAGTTCCAAATGCAAAGTTTATGCCGTCAGTTAAGAACAGATATTGGGACGGCAAAGTAAGATTATTTTCACTTAAAACAAATAGAATATACATTGGTCTTTTACCATATGTAGATACATTTTGTAGAGAAAGAGGTTATGATTTTGAAGGCATCAATGATGTCATAGGTGAAAAAACAGACATCAAGTTTGACTTATCAAAGTATTGTATGAAAGAATACAAACTGCCTTTTGAACCTAGAGACTATCAAATAGAAGCCGTAGAGTCTACACTGAAATATGGCAGACAATTATTATTATCTCCAACGGCATCAGGAAAGTCTTTGATAATATATCTGTTATTAAGATGGTATAATAAGAAATCAGTAGTAATAGTTCCTACAACATCTCTTGTAGAACAAATGACAAAAGATTTTAAAGAGTATGGTTATGATAAAGAAATATGTAAGATTTATAGTGGTCAACCTGTGTTTGATTCAGACATTACAATTACAACTTGGCAGAGTTTTAGTAAGGCGCCTAAAGATGTCATGCAATCGTTTGATGTCGTAGTGGGTGACGAAGCACATTTATTTAAAGCGACAACACTAAAAGGTATCTTAGAGAAGATGAAAGATACTGCAATCAGAATAGGAACTACAGGAACTTTAGATGGTTCAGAAGTTCATAGATTACAACTTGAAGGACTATTTGGTCCTGTTAAGAAAGTAGTATCTTCGAAAGAACTTATGGATAAAGGGACAATTGCAAATATAGATATAGACTGTATTATATTAAAACATGAAAAGTGTCATACAATGTCATACCAAGAAGAAATGGATTATCTTGTTTCTAACGAGAAAAGAAATCATTTTATAGTAAATCTAGTGAAAAGTTTAAAAGGTAATACACTTGTATTGTTTCAATATGTAGAGAAACACGGAACTGTATTATTTGATATGATGTCTAATACAGATATGGGTGGTAATTTACATTATGTTTATGGTGGCACAGATACAGAAGATAGAGAATCAGTTAGAGAAATTGTAGAACAGAACAAAGAAGATACTATACTTGCATCATATGGAACATTCTCTACTGGTGTTAATATCAAAAAGATAGACAACATTGTGTTTGCGAGTCCTTCTAAATCTAGAATCAGAAACTTACAATCAATAGGTCGTGGTCTTCGTAAGACAGAGGATAAAGAAAGTATGAGACTTTTTGATATTGCAGATGATTTACAATGTGAAAACTATACTCTAAACCACTTAAAAGAAAGGATAAATATTTACAATGAGGAGAATTTTCCATATAATATCAAACAATTTGATTTAAAATGACAACACCAAAAGACATAATACCTACAAAATACGAAGTTGTAAAACTTAAAACTGGTGTAGAGATTGTAGGTATGACTAGAGACATGGAAGACAGAGTAGAGATTACACTGCCCATGATATGTCAACTCAGTTTAATTCCTGGCACCGTAAGAACTCAGGCAACATTTCACCCTTACTCAGCATTGAGTAGTGATATGAAAGTTCAAATACCATTAGATAGTGTCATGCATAGAAATAACATGAACGAACAATTCATATCATATTATGATGATGCATCTTCTCGATGGTTTGACATGATAGAGAATAAAACTATTCCTCTTGCAACAGAGGAGGATAAAAGATACGATGATATAATGAGAAGAACTTTAGGTCGATTGATTAGAAATCCTGATATCACACCTTTAGATCAAGAGATGGTTGATGATATTATAGAAGAAGAACTGTTTGAATATGACGAAGACGAGTTCAAATTAGCCTCACCACCAAAAGATAAAAATAAATTACATTAATTTCCTTTTAAGCATTTACAATTACTAAATAACAGTGTATAATTATTAGTAATAATACATTATAAATTTAACATATAACGGAGAAACATGACGACAG